GGCGGCTTTGCGCGCCCGGCATTGGTAGTGCTGAAATTGCTGAAGGGTGCAACAATTTTCTCTTTGTTGCGCAACAGAAAGCCCCGAATGCCTGCGGGGAGTGTGGCATAAATGCCGCGTTTAAGCGTAACCGATATCGCTAAACATGCGGGGGTTCACAAGTCAACCGTGTCCCGCCAGGTGGCCGCGCACGGGCTTCGCGGCGCTGACGGCAAGGTTGATCTGGATGCGTATCTGACGCTTCGCGAATCGGGCCTTGATCCGCTGCTGCAGACTACGGGCCGCGCCGCGCAGGCCAGTGGCGATCCTGAAACCGGGCTGGCAGCGCAGCGCGAACGCAAGATGGCGGCGGATGCTGAGCTCGCCGAACTGGAACTTGGTCGGCAAAAGGGCAAGCTGGTTGAAGCGGCCCGCGTTGAAGCCGAGCAGGAAGACTTGACCCGCAAGCTACGCGACCGGCTGCTGCAGGTGCCCCAGGAAGTGGCGGCGGATTGCGCCAGGCTGGGCGATGAAATTGCAATTCAGAAGACCATCACGCAGGCCATTCGTCGCGCGCTTGATGGGCTGGCTGATGACATGAGCAAGGATGATGTTCCAGACCCTGCCTGACCCGGCGCCTATTCTTCGCCGGGCTTGGGCGCGCGGGCTGGCTTCACCGCCGGAACGCTTGGTTTCTGCCTGGGCTGATGCACATCGCGTTTTGGGGCCGGAAGAAGGCCCCTTCCCGGGCCGCTGGCGCACTGACCGCGTACCTTACCTGCGCGACGTGATGGACGCGCTGAGCCTAGCACATCCGGCCCGGCGCGTGACGCTGATGGCTAGTGCCCAGGTCGGCAAGACAATGGCCCTGCTGAATTTGGCCGGGCAAGTTATCGCGGAAACGCCGACAACCGTTCTTTGGGTTCTGCCCAGCCTTGATGAAGCGCAGAAGTTCAACCGCGATAAGCTGGAACCGATGCTGGCCAATTCGCCGGCAGTATCGGCCAAGGTGAAGGCGCTGGTGAGCCGGGATGAAACTGGTTCCACCACCAAACGCAAGAATTTCCCCGGCGGGAATATTGACCTAACCGGGGCGAATAGTTCCAAGGGCCTGCAGATGGTCACCAAGCGGGTGATCCTGTTGGATGAAGTCTCAGAATTCCCGATGGATGTGGATGGCCGAGGCGATCCGGTTGCCATGGCTGAGGCCCGCGCCATCGCCTGGACAGGACGGGAGAAGATCGCCGCGGCATCCACGCCCGGCATCAAGGGCCAGTGCCGCATCAGCGCCCGTTTTGAAGATGGTAGCCAGGGCCGGTTCCAAGTGGCCTGCCCAGACTGCGGCGCGAAGCAGCCGCTGGTGTTTGAGAATCTGCGCTGGCCGAAAGGTGAGCCAAGCGCCGCTTTGTATCACTGCACCGCATGCGGTTCAGGGATCGAACATCGCCACAAGGCAGCGATGCTGGCCGCCGGTGAATGGGTACATGAGCGGCCGGAGCTTTTGGTGCATCACGCAAGCTTCGCGCTGAACGCGCTGTATTCGCCTTTCGTATCCTGGGCCTGGGTGGCGGAACAGCGCGAACGCAGCCAGGATGATCCGCTGCTGGATAAGGTGTTCACGCAGCAGGTGTTGGGGCTGCCTTATGAGCCCCGCTATGATTTGCCCAGCCACGAATTGCTGTGGCGCCGGCGTGAAGCCTATCCGCCGCGGCGCATTCCGCCCGGCGTGCTGTTCCTGACCGGCGCGGTTGACGTCCAGGGGGATCGGTTGGAGTGGGGTGTGTACGGATGGGATCGCAACCTATCGTCCTGGTGGATAGATGGGGGAATTCTGGAAGGCGACCCCGCGCTTGATCCGGTATGGCTCGCTTTGGATGAGGTGATCGGCAAGCGGTATCGCGATGCCTGGAATCGCGAATGGGCGCCGATTTCTTACGGGATTGATTCGGGCTATTTGCCGCAGCGCGTTTATTCATACGCTCGCCGCCACGCCGCCGGCCGAGACCCGCGCATCATGGCGCTGGATGGCCGGGCAAAGTGGGGTGAACCGCCGCTTGGCATGCCAAAGCCGCAAGATGTTGATTACAACGGCAAGAAAATCGGATCGGTCCTTCTTTGGCCGGTCGGGACATGGGATTTGAAGACCGAAGTGGCGGCGGCGCTACGGCTCACGGAAATGGGGCCTGACGCGACCGGCGCCTGGCCGAAGGGTGCGGCGCATTTCCCGCAAGCCTTGGACCTTGGGTTTTTCGAACAGATCACCGCTGAAGCCTGCGTTGAAATCGGCAACCGCGCCGGGTTCACCAGGCGGGAATGGCGCAAGGTGCGGCCCCGCAATGAACAATGGGATATCGCCATTTATGCCCGCGCCTTGGCGAGGCATGAAACCGCAAACCTGACCGATGCACATTGGGAAAGGCTGATCGCTGAGCGGGTTGGAAAGCCCGAAGATGCGCAGGCGGATATGATAACGCTTTGGCAGCCTGACCTGAAGACGTTGGCGGCTGCTGCAACACCGCCCGCGCCACAAGCGAAAACTGCAACTGCCGCCCCGCGCGGCGCCTGGTTTGAACGCCGATCAGACTGGATTTGAAAGGTTCATCATGGCCACGCAAGCCGATATAGACGCGCTGACCGCCGCCATGGCGCAAAACGGCGCGGTGATGGAGGTGCGCTTTTCCGATGGCCGATCAGTGAAATATCGCAGCATCACGGAAATGAGCCAAGCCATCGCCGCGCTGCGCCGCGAACTTTCCGTGCCGATGAACCGCACCACGTTTTCAGTTTTTAGAAAGGACTGACCCGCCATGTGGTTTGACCGCCTGCTTGCCAGCCTTGCGCCGGAAGCCGCGCTGCGCCGTGCGCGCGCGCGCCTGGCGCTGCACGGCATCCAGGCGGCCTATGATGGTGCGCGCCGGTCTCGCCGCATGGGTCGGCTTTCCAGCGCGAATGGCCCGCGCGCCGAAGTGCAGGAAGGCTTAAAGACACTGCGCGACCGGTCGCGCGACCTAGTGCGTAACAATGCCTGGGCGGCTTCCGCGCTGGATACGCTGATCGGCTATCAGATCGGCACTGGCATCACGCCGCGTTCCGCGGTGCCCATGTCAACGCGCGAAGAACGCGACCAGATCAATGCGGTAAATGCTGCGGTGGATGCCGCTTTCGAAGCCTGGGCCGCGCGGTGTGACGTCACCGGCCAGATGGATTTTTACGGCTTGCAAGCACTAGCCGCCCGCACGCGCGCTGAAGCCGGTGAAGTGCTGATCCAGTTGATCCGCCTGGCGCCTGCCGAACAGCGCCGGCGCGGTTTGAATGTGCCGCTGGCGCTGCAGGTGCTGGAACCTGATTTGCTGGATGAAACCTACAATGAAGAACGCCGCCTGCCGGAAGACAATCTGATTGCCAATGGCGTCGAATACAATGTTATGGGCGCGCCGGTGGCTTATTGGCTGTTTGATCGGCACCCCGGCGAAGCTGCCACCTTTGGGCGCGGCACCATGCTGCGCCGTCGCGTTCCGGCTTCCGACATTATCCACCTGTTTAAGGCCACGCGCCCCGGCCAGGTGCGCGGTGTGCCGGTGGCGTCGCCTATCATCACGCGGCTGATGGCGCTGGATGAATTGGAAGACGCAGCGCTGCAGCAGGCCAAGGTGCAAGCCTGCCTAGCGGCCTTCATCACCAGTGACGCCGCGCCTGGTCGCGGCCCGCTGGAAGGGACTGATTCGGAAACCGGCGATGCGCTGAAAACTTTCTCGCCCGGCATGATTGAACGGTTGTTGCCCGGTGAAGATGTGTCTTTTGCCACGCCGTCCGGCACTGGCGGTTTCAATGAATTGGCGAAACATCAGCTTCACGCCATCGCGGCGGCTTATGGCCTGACCTATGACTTGCTGACGGGTGATCTTTCCGGCGCCAATTATTCATCGCTCCGCGCAGGGCGGCTGGCCTTTAAGCGCCAGCTTGAACAAGACCAATGGCATTTGCTGGTCCCTGGCATGTGTGAACCGATCTGGCGCGCCTGGGTGGCATCTGCGCTGGGTTCCGGTGCGCTGCCGCCCGCGCCGCACGCCTACCCGGTAGCCTGGGGGCCGCCTGTGTTTGAATTTGTTGACCCCATGAAGGACGCGCTGGCTACCAAGGCCATGATCCGCATGGGGCTGAAGACCTGGCGCCAGGCGGTGACTGAACAGGGCTATGACCCAACCACCATCGCGCAAGAGATCGCCGACGACAACGCGCTTCATGATGATCTGGGTCTGATCCTGGATGCTGACCCGCGCCGCGCCAATGCTTCCGGTGGCGCACAGGATGCGGCGGTGAATTCCGCCATTGAAATTGCCGCCACGGGGCTTGCGGCCACAAACGCTTAAAGGGGGCTTCCATGCCAGTGCAAATGCGCGCTGCGGCCGACCAGGCCGCGGTGCTTTCGCTGTTGGGTGATGTCGGTTGGGACATTACACCCGCCGGTGTCGCGGCGGAATTGAAAAAGCTTTCGGCCAATCAACCGCTGACCATTTCGATCAATTCCTATGGCGGGGATGCGCTGGCGGGCATCGCTATCCACAACATGCTGGCGCGCCATGCCGGGCCGAAGACCGTGATTGTGGAAGGCATTGCCGCATCAGCAGCCAGCCTTATCGCTATGGCGGGTGACCGGATCGTGATGCCGGGTAATGCCTTTCTGATGATCCATGAAGCATGGGGTGGCGCGCTGGGCGATGCTGAAACCATGCGCCAACAGGCCGATGTGCTGGACCAGATCAGCGGCGCGTATCGCCGTACCTATGCCGTGAAATCCGGCAAGGATGAACAAACCGTAGCCGCGCTGATGCGCGCCGAAACCTGGTTTGATGCGGATATGGCCGTGTCGGAAGGCTTTGCCAGTGAAACGGCGGAGCCCGCAGAAATTCGCGCCTTTGCGGCGTTTGACCCCAATCGTTACGCCGCCGCGCCTGCAGCCTTTTGTGGGCTGGTGCGCGCGGCGCGCGATGCGGTGCCGGTAGCGGCGCCGGTATCTTCCAACCCGCCGGCAATTTCGCCGGCAGTAGCCAAGGAGATCGGCATGTCCGAATCCATCGCCCCGGCCGGCGGGAATGCCCCGGCCCCATCCGCCGCTCCGGCCAAAACCGTAGCGGTTCAACCCATCAGCGCAAGCGTTGCCGAACTTGAAGGTATCGCTGGCCGCAACGGCCTGCCCGCCGATTTTATTGTGGCGCAGATCAAGGCTGGCGCCACGCGCGAAGCCGCGCTTGAAGCCGCGCTTGAAGCGGTGGCGGCGCGCAGCCCCGCCCCGATCATGCCAAATTCTTCGGTGGTCAGCGTGATCCGTGATGAACGCGATACGCTGCGTGCCCGCTGGACTGGTGCGCTTTCCGCGCAGCTTTCCAACCAGGCGCCGCCGGCGGAAAGCCGCGAATTCGCCAATATGGGTTTCCATGGCCTTATGCGTGAAATCGCGGTGGCCAATGGTGTGAAGGACGTGCATCGCATGTCCGGCGCGGACCTGGCGGAAATGGTTTTGTCCGGTCGAATCAACGCGCAGCATTCCACCAGCGACTTCCCGCTGATCCTTGTCAATTCCTCGAACAAGTCTGTGCAGGGCCTGTTTGGCCAATACCCGAACACCTGGGCTTCTTGGACGCGCGAAGTTGATGTGGCGGATTTCAAAACCATCACTTCTGCCTTTGCTGGCCAATTCCCGGAAGTGGCCGCCATTTCTGAAGGCGCGCCTTATACCTATGGCTCAATCGCGGAAGAAGGCCAGACCTATGCGGTGCAGGAACGCGGCCGCCTGGTGGCGCTGACGCGCCAGGCTTTGGTGAATGACGATACGCGCGCCTTCCAGGATGTGCTTTCGGGCGCGGCCTTGGCTGGCTACACGGCGCTGCGCCGTGTGGTGTTTGGCATCTTGACCGCCAATGCCAACTGGCCGGCGGGTGGCGCCACGGCGCTGTTCGCGGCTGGCCGTAACAACCTGGGCACGGCTGGTAATCTGGCTGTCGGCACCTTTGCTGAGCTGCGCGCGCTTCTGACCAAGCAAACCAGCCCGGCCCGCGCGGGTGAGAGTGCCGCGCCGCTGCCGCCGCCTTCTTCCACGGTGCTGCTGGTTGGCCCGGATGAAGAAGACACGGCGCTGGAACTGTTGGGCAACCGCATTGTGCCAACCGCGACTGGTGCGGTGCTGCCTGATGCGTATCGTTCCAGCACTTCGCTGGTGATGGAACCTTTCCTGGATACCGGGAATGATCCTTACTACCTCTGCCGTGGCGATATTCGCGGGGTGGAGATTGCGTATCTCCAAGGCCAGCGCGCGCCCACCATCACGAGCGCCGAAGACATCCGCTATAGCGGCATGACTTTCCGCGTGGTGTTCGATTTTGGCGCCGCGGCGGTGCAGCCGCGCGCCATGGCCGCAAACCTGGGCTGATCTGATGCGGGTGGCTGAAACGCCGCCCGCTTTCCCATCCATCCATCTGATCGAAAGGGGTGATTCCCATGGCTACAAATAAAGTTGGTGATTCTGATGTTGTCACCGTTACCGCTCCGGCTGCAGTGGCTTCCGGCGCTGGCGTGTTGGTTGGCCTGCTGTTTGGGGTGGCGATTCATGCCGCTGCATCTGGCGCCAACGTCGCCATCATGACCGAAGGTGTTTTCCGTCTGCCCAAGGCAACCGGCGCAGGCATCAATGAAGGCGTGCGGGTGTTTTGGGACAATACCGCCGGCAATGTCACCGCCACTGCCGCCAGCAATAACTGCATCGGCTGGGCCATTGGCCCGGGCAACTATGCCTCCGGCGCCACGGAAATCCTGGTGCGCTTGGGTCGCCCGAACGCGACTGCCGCCTAAGGCTGAACCGGGGCGGCGTAGCCCGCCCCGGGCTTCCCTATGTCAAACGCCTTTTCCGCCGCAGCCGCCGTGCTGCACGCGGACCAAAACCTATCGGAACCCGCCACCTATTACGCTGGCGGCTCCGGCCCTGGGGTGGCGCTGCGCGTGATCCGCTCAGCGCCCATCCAGCCAGTTTATGGCCCGGCCGGCGGCATGGGTAATCTGCAGGCATCGCTCATGGCGGATATGCTGATTGCAGATGTTCCCACCCAGCCCGCCGAAGGCGATAGGCTGGTCATCGGCACGGATGATCTGCGCATCAAATCAGCGGAACGTGATGACCTGCAGCTGGTCTGGCGTTTGATGCTGGCGGCAGAGCCCTGATGCCTACGCCCATTCGCGAAGCAATCTTGGCCGCAGTCGCCACGCGCCTGACCGCGCAGCTTACCGGCGTCACGGTGCTGCGCGCGTATCGCGCTGCTTTGGACCCGCGCCATTGCCCTGCCGTGGTTATCACGGGCACCAGCATGGATGCTGACGAAGATATGTCCTTTGGGGAAACCCAATGGCGAATCGGCTTTGCGGTCGCGGGCTACATCACCGCCGCCACGGATTTGGCGGCAGACCAGGCGATGTCTGATTTGCATGCGCGCGTGGTTGCGGCGCTGCAGGATCATGACCTTGAGTCAGGCTTTGTCCAGTGCAATGTCGGCAGTGCGCAGTTCGAACTGTATTCGACAGAAGAATCCGTCAAGCCCGCGGGCGAATTCAACGCCAGCTTTGAAGCCATGGCGATGACGCCGGCCAAATCACCATACGCTCCTTGAAAGGATAACCCATGAGCAACAATCTGGTGGCGCTGCGCAAAGCTGCCGTCGCTGTTAAAATCGAAACCACGCCTGGCATTGATGCCATTGCTGGCACGCCCGCCAATTCGGATTGGATTGCGTCTGATTGCCAAATCCAGTTCGATCAGTCTGCGGTGCCGAACCCGGAATTGACTGGCAGCCTGGATCGCTCGCCCGCCATTGTTGGTGGGCTTCGCCCGCGCCTGCGCCTGATGATGCCTTTGCGCGGTTCGGGCGCGGCCGGCACGGCGCCGGAATGGGGCCGCTTGCTGCAATGCGCGACCATGGTGGAAACCCTTACCGCTGCGGCGGTGCCTGTTGCCCCGCTTGCCTTGACGGCTGGCACGGTGAACGGCGGCACGCTTGGCGCCACTTTTGGCAGCACGGCGCAGCAATATCGCGGCATGCCGATTGCGCTTGGTGGTATCACGGGCGGCCAGCCCGCGCTGAGTGCCATTGCCGATTACACTGCAGGCCGCGTGGCCACGCTTATCCACACAGTCACGCCAGCCTTCAGCGTGTCCCAAACCGCGCAAATCCCGATCAATCAGCGCTACGCGCCGACGAGCGATGAGGCGGTGTTCAAGACCTGCACCATCTACTTCTTCGCGGATGGCATGCGCTGGCGCTTCACGGGTTGCTTGGGCACCTGGTCCCTGGATTTGACCACGGGCGGGATCGGCATGCTGTCCTTCGATCTGGTCGGGAACTTTGTGGATTACACCGCGACTGCCCTGCCGACCGGCTGGAACACGGTTATCCGCCCAACCGCCCCGCGCTTTGTGGCCGGCGCCTGCCGCTTGAATGGTGCGGTCGCCCGCGTGCGCGCGCTTTCGGTGCAGGCTGGTGTGGTCACGGTGCTGCCGGAAAACCCGGAAGCCACTGAAGGCTATGACCCCGCCGTGCCTGTGCAACGCGACGTGGCTGGCAGCCTTGACCCGCTGATGGACACCACTGTTTCCGTCAGCCGCTTCAACAACTTCCGCAACGGCACCAACATGATTTTGGGCGCCATCCTGGGTAGCGTGGCGGGCAATTGCTTCGCCATTGTGCTGCCTTCCATTCGCGCCACGGCCATGAACCCAGGTGATCGCGGTTCGCTTGCGGTTGACAGCATTGGCTTCCAGGCGGACGGCGCTGACGCCCCCGTCTTCATCACCGCCTTCTGATCCGCCGCACAGCGGAACGCGGTTGCGCGCGGCCGGGCCCTTGACCGGCAAGCCGCGCGTGACACTGGCCGGGCCGTGTGCGCGGCCCGGCCAACCAACCCTCGCACAAGGGACATCCCATGAAAAACGAAGAAGCAATCCTTTCCCGCCACACCACGCGGCAGGTGGAAGGCAAGCGCGCGATTTATACCGTGGCGCCGCTGAGCGTCCGCGAACGCGCGGAATATCGCGCCGACATGGCGCGCGAAGGCTGCCGCCTGCCGATGCGCGATGAATTACTGGCAGGGCTGGCCAGCGCGTTGAAGGAATTGGCGCCGGATAACCTGCCCGATCTGCTGGCGGTGATTGCCCGCGCTGAAGCGGCCTTGGCCGATGGTGCGGAACCCATGACCAAGGCCGATGAAGATGCGCTCCGCGTCATGGAAAGCGCGGCGCGCCGGGTGCCGGCCTATTCCGCCATGCTGGCGGACCAGGTGCGCTGGTTTTCACTGATGCCATTGGTGACCGCGCGCCACGCTTTGCGCGGCTGGAATTCTGACCTTCTGCCCGCCTTTGCCCGCACGCGCGGCCTGGTGCCGGATGCGCTGCTGGAAGAATGCGGCGAAGAAGACCTTTCCATCATTGCCGCCGCTGCCATGGATATGATGCAGGTCACCAAGGCCGCGGAAAAAAACTGAAAAGCGCCTTTGCCGCCCTCAGCGGCATTGGCGCAGGCGAAGGCCGATTCGCTTCCGATGGGGGCGCTTTTCTGATCGGTGATGATGAGGTTGCTGAGAACCCGCGCATCACCACGCCGCGGCCATTCATTGAATTTGTGCAGATTTGGTTCGCTTGCCGCGCTGGCATGGGTGGCTATGCCACCTGGCCGGATGCGGGCGGTGTGGCGGACCAGGCGGCATGGGTTTTCGATGCCTTCCGCACGCTGGGCGGGATTGAAGCGGAACTGGAAGCGGCGAAGAAACGGCGAAGGGGCAGCGAGTGAAAATCCTGATGAAGGTCCAGGGCATGGTTTCGGAAGAAATCAAGCGGCGTCAGGAAATTCTAGCCTCTGCCCTTCGTGATGGCGTGCATCGCACGGGTGAGGCGCTGCAGGCTGAATTGCGCGGCCAGGTGCGCCGCGCGAATTTGGGTGAAGGGCTGGAAAAGGCTTGGCGCCTGGACAAATACCCCAAGCGCCGATCAAAGCTGAACATGGGTCCGGCGGCTGTTGTGTATTCCAAAAGCACCATCTTGCACCGCGCCTTTGAAGAAAGCCGCCTTGTTCGCGCGGTGCGCGCTGAATATCTGGTGATTGCCCTGCCCGCCGCGATCCATCTTGGCCTTGGCTATTCCACCAAAAGCCGCAAGGGCGGCGCGGTGCCGGCCGGCCAGCGGCGGAAGGTTTCTGATATTGAAGCGGCGGCAAAGCTGCTGCGCGCCGTGGTGGTTTCCGCCCATAACGCCAAGCGCGGCCCGCGCATAGCAAAGGCCAAGCCGAAAGGCCGGAATGCCCCCCTGGCCGGGCGGCGCATCGTGATTATGAAGGCGCGCAAGGGCGATGGCCTGACGGCGGTTTTCTACGCGCCGGATCAGCCAAAGGGCCTGCCGCTTTTTGCACTGCGCAAGCAAATTCAGGGCAAGAAATTGCTGGACATTTCCGGCCCGGCTGAAGCCGCGCGCCGGGCAGTAAAACGTGAAGTCAACGCATCCGTAGCAGGGAGGTTGTCATGAGCGGTTCTTCCGATCAGCGCCTTTCGATCAGGCTGAGTTTTGATGGCGCGCAGGAAGCGCGCGCGCAGCTTGAACAGCTTGGGCAGGTGGGTGACACCGCCATGCGCAAGCTGGAAGCGGGCGGGCAAGCCGCGGGCCGTGGTGTGGTTTCGGTTGCTGAGGCTGGCAATGTGCTGCGCGCGGGCCTGGGGCAGGTCAATGGCGAGCTGGCGAATACCGGCCGGCAATTTGAAGCGCTGGCGAATTCGACAATCGCGCTGACATCTGCGCTGCGCAGCGGTGTGGGCCTGGCTGGCACGATTGGCATAGTAGTGACGGCGGCCACGGCTGGTTATGAGATTTTCAAGAATTGGGATTCGATTACTAGGACGCTGGGTGAGGGTATTGACTGGTTGACTGGCCGCTACCGTAGCAACGGGCAGGCGTTAGAAAGCATCAATGGATTGCTCAGGGAGTTTGCGCAGCTATCTGAAACGGCGGCGCAAAGATCGGTTCGGCTGCAGCGTGAAAATTTGCAAGAGTTGGCGACCCGTGGCGAAGCTGCTCGTGTTACTGCGCAGGCCGATTTAGATTCAATCCGGCTGCAAATTTCCCGTTCAACTGGTCCATCTACACGGCGATATGACGATGCTGAGCGGCGCCTGATAGAAGAAAGTCAGGCTCTTGAAAGTCTGCCTAGGCGGAGTGATTACCAAAATCAGACTTTGCAGGCGTTGCGCGATCAAATCACCTCGGTTCGGCAAGATCGCGATAGGGTTGTAGGAGACATTCAAAATCGGCCGGAGGTTTTGGCGCTCGTGCGGCAGGCCGCAGAGCGTGAAGGCCGAATTCGCGATTTGATCAGCCAGACCAATTTTGCGCGCGCGCAGGCCGCGGCTTTTGGCGAAGTCACGCCATCTATGCTTAATCAACCGCCCCCGCCACCTGGTGGCGGTGCCGGCGCTGGCGGCGGTGGTGGCCGTGGCCCCACGCGCCAGGAGCTCAGCGAAGCCGAACGCGAATATCAGCGCCTTGTGCAGCAGGGTGTTCAGCTTGCGGGCACGGCGGCCACGGAACAGCAGCGCTACGGCGAACAGGTGCTGGCGCTCAGCGCCGCGCTTGGTGCCGCGCGGATCACGCAGGAACAATACAACGCCGCGGTCGCCGCGCTGGACCCCGCCGCCCGCGCCGCGCGTGAAGCGCAGGAACAGGCCGCGCGCCAGGCTGAACAATTCGCCCGCCGGTCCCGCGATGCCCTGGCACAAATCGGCGAAACCGCCATGGACCGGATTGGCACCGGCCTGGTGAATGCTTTTACGTCCGGCGGCAAGGCGGCGCTTGATTTCCAATCCCTGATGAAGGGCGTTATCGCCAGCGTTGCGGCGGATTTGCTGAAGCTGGCCGTGGTGACGCCGATCACGAATTCCATCTTCGGAACGGCCCGGCCCACGCTGATGGGGGCTTTCGGCGGCGGTGCGCAGTCTTCCGCTTCTGGCGGCGGTATGCTTGGTTCGCTTGGTTCCTTCATGCCGAGCATGGGTAGCGGTTCGGGCATGATGGAATCGCTAGGGCTGAGCGGCATTGGCGCCAGCGTCAGCGGCTTCATGGCTATGCCGCTATTCGGGTCTGCGGCGCAGGCCAGCGCCACCAATAGCGCCTTGGCGGCCATGCCGGGCGGTATGATGGGCCCTGCTGCGCCTTCAAGCCTTGGCCTGGGCGCCACTACGGTCGGAAGCTTTCTTGGGTCAGCTGCGATTGGTGCAGGGCTGGGCATAGCGGGCGGTAATTTTGCGGGCGGGTTGCGTGGCACGGCGAACCCCATGCCCGGCAGCATGATTGGCACTGGCCTTGGCATGGGCCTCGGCTTCCTTGTCGGCGGGCCTGTAGGCATGGCTATTGGCGGCGCCCTTGGCGGCACGGCGGGCGGCATGTTCGGCCCGACCAAGAAAGGCAACGCGGCACGCTCCGGCGGCGATGTCTTCCTGGGCACTGACGCGAATGGCCAGCTTGTCATCACCGGCGCGCGTGGCAAGCGCTGGGATGGCGGCGCAGCCACGGCGGAAGTTCAGGCGCAGCTTGACGCGATCAACCAGCAAATCGGCCTGCGTGGCCTTTCCTTTGCAGGCGCTGGGCAGGCGGCGGTTGGCTTTGGTGCGGCTTCTGGTTCGCCGCGTGAATTAAGCTTGACCAGCCTTGTCGGCCAGCTTCGCAGCGGCAACGCAAACCAGATGGCTGCTTTCGGCACGCTCGCCGGGCGCGGCGGCAATCTGGAACAGGCGCTGCAAGCGGCGGATTTCATTAGCCAGATTTTTGAACCGCTCGGCAGGGCGGAAAACAAAACCGGCGCCTTCACGCAAGCCATGCAAGCGCTGACCAAAACCTATGACGAAGCCATTACCAAGGCACGTGACCTTGGGCTTTCAGAAGCCGATCTAACAACGCAGCGCGCGGCGCGGGTGGCGAAGCTAGAAGCCGACCGCAACCGCGATCTTGGCATTATTGACAGCACCCTTGGCGCGCGGCGCACGAGCCTTGCGGGGGACGCTCGCGGCGCGGCGCTGGCGCAATTTGATTTGCGGGCCGAAGTGGAATTGCGCGCTTTAGAAGATCAGTTTTTGGAACTTGGCCTTGAGCGGACGCACGATCAAACCCGCCAACGCATTGTTTTGCTGGAACAGGCCCTAGCTGATGAACGCTTGGCCGTGATGAAGCAGTTTGCCGATGAAGCAAAAGCGAAAACTGAAGAAGAAGCGCGGGCGCAGGCTGAAAGAGTCATACAAGGCAGCGTTATTGATCGTGGCCTTGCCGGCCGTCGCGCCACGCTGGCGGGCGATGCGCAAGGCGCTGGCCTGATACAATTTGACTTGCAGGCCGAGGCGGAAAGCCGTGCCTTGAGGCAGCAACTTCTCAGCCTGGGCTTTGACGAAAACGAAGATTTCGCGCGCCGCATGGTTGACCTTGAAAAAGTGCTGGCTGATGAGCGCTTGGCAGTGATGAAGCGTTTCGCCGATGAAGCAAAAGCGAAGGACGAAGCGCGTTTGCAATTTGGCGTTGATGCGGATCGCAACCTTGAGGCACGTCGCGCCACGCTGGCGGGCGATGCGCAAGGCGCTGGCCTGATACAATTTGACTTGCAGGCGGAAGCGGAAAGCCGCGCATTCAGGGATCAGCTTCTTAACCTGGGTTGGGAAAAAACAAGCGAAGATTTCGCGCGCCGCATGGTTGACCTTGAAAAAGTGCTGGCTGATGAGCGCTTGGCAGTGATGAAGCGCTTCGCCGATGAAGCAAAAGCGAAGGACGAAGCGCGTTTGCAATTTGGCGCCGATTTTGATCGCAGCCTTGGCGCGCGCCGTGCCACGCTGGCGGGCGACACGCGCGGCGCCAGCTTAATGCAGTTTGACTTGCGGGCAGAGCAGGAAAACCGCGCGCTGAAAGATCAGCTTCGCAATCTCGGTTTTGATGACGCAAGCGAAGAATTTGCGCGCCGCGTGGTGGACCTGGAAAAGATCATCGCCGATGAACGGCTTGCGGTGATGAAGGAATTTGACCGGCAGGCACAAGAACAAGCCAAGGCGCAGGCAGACCGGATGCGCGGGATCACGCAGGGCCTGCTTGAAAGCTTGACCCTTGGTGATTTGGGCGGCCTTCCGCTTGAAGCCCGCTACGGCGCGGCATTGTCTAGCCTATCAGCAGCGCAGCGGCCTTTGCTGGATGGCGCCACGCCGGATGAATTGGCGGAATTCGCCCGCGTGGCGCAGATCGCCTTGCCCATCGCAAAAGACTTCCTCGGCGTATCCGGCTCCTTTGCGGAATTGGTGGCGGATGTTTCCCGCACGCTTGGCACGGCGGCGCCTGGCAGCGACCCGGCAAACCTTGGCGCGCTTCTGGAAGCCCAGGTGGCGGGCGCGGATCGGCTTGAATTGGCGGTCATCGGCACCGGCCAAGCACAGACCGAGGTTCTGCAAAGCCTGCTGAAAGAATTGAAGCGCCTGACTGCCCAAAACGAAGCCATCTTGGCGCGCAGCTAGAAGGAAGATTTGAAATGCCTGTTTCACCGCTGCGCGCAAAGCAAAGCACAAACACAACCGGCACCGGCACGATTGTGCTGAATGCAGCCGATGCAAATGCGCGCAACTTCCAGACCGCTTTTGGCGCGGGTTCCCGCCGGATTATGTACGCGATTTCATGGGCGACGGGGTTTGAAATCGGCTTCGGCGATTATGACGGCGGATTTCCGGGAAACCTCACGCGCGCCACGGTGCTGAAATCATCAAACAGTGACGCGCTGGTAACGCTGCCAGGCGGCACGAAAGATGTCTTTCCTGTCGTTGACCCCGCCGCGCGGGAAGTTTTGGCGCTCTATCATAATTTGACTCTTTCGCTTGCCGATCTGAATAACACGGCGGTCCTGACAGGCGTCTTTGCTTCAACGGTTTTCCTGCCGGCCTTGGCAAGCGTGCCGCAAGGCAGCGGCTGGACCATGATCAATTCCGCAAGCGCCGCGCTGACTATTGACCCGAATGGCGCGGAACTCGTCAACGGCGCATCAACACTGGTACTTTCCCCTGGCCAGTCTGCCATCCTGTTCCGCGTGGGAAGTGAATGGCAGGCTGCCGTTCAGGGCTATGTCGCGCCGCAGGCCGAAATGCGGAACCTGATCATCAACGGAAACCCAATTATCAATCAGCGGAATTATGTGTCTGGTGCCGCGACAACCGGGGCTTATCAATACACCTTGGACAGGTGGCAGGTTGTCAATTCAGGCGCGACTCTTTCATGGACTGACAGCGGCGGTATCCGCACGGCGCTGGCGCCTGCCTCCGGCGGCGTCCAGCAAGTGATTGAGGGCATTAATAATCATGGCGGATGGCACACCTTTTCCTTTATTGGCAACGCAAGCGCGGCTATCAACGGAGTGCCAATTTTAAACGGTGGTCGCGTATTCCTGACTGGCGGCACCGATGTTATTGTCGGATTGATTAGTGGAACCTTTGGCCTTGTGCAGCTTGAACGGGGGCTTTTGCCTTCCCCATTTGGGTTCCGTCATTTCGCGGCAGAATTGGCCTTGTGCCAGCGCTATTTTTTCGTGTTGGGCCACGATATTCCAATCGCATTCTATTCACTTGGGGCTTCATCTAGTTCGTTTTTGCCTGTCCGATTCCCGGTAAGAATGCGCGTGGCACCTACGGCTGCGCCGGCATGGGGGGCGTCTGGCAACGCCTCATCCTTCACTGTGAATAGGGTAACAGCCGATGGCGGTACGCTGGAATTGGTCGCCGCCGCTGCGGGCAATTCATTCGTAACATTGTCAGCTTCCACTTCTTTCAATGGGGAATTGTGATGTACTCGAATGCAAAGTACCTCGCTTCAGGCGGGGTGAACACCGCTATTCAATGCGACATCCGGGGCGTTCAAAGTATCGTGCCGCTTGATCTTGGGAATTCTGATTACGCGGCAATCATGGCTTTGGTCGCGGCTGATGAATTATCCATTGATGATGCGGCTTTGCCGCCAGCTACATCGCCCGCACCAATTATCCTGACCAATCGTCAGCTATTCATCGCGCTTGCCCTGACGGGCTTTATCACAGAAGCTGAAGCGCTTGCCGCCGCGCGCATGGGCGCGGTGCCAGCGGCGATTGAAGCGGTTTTTGCTGAACTGCCAAGCCAAGACGCCTTCGCGGCGCGCGTGACTTGGGCAACTATGCGCGAAGTTGCGCGGGATCATCCACTTATCACCGCGATGATTGGGGCAAATCTTGCCACAGGTGAACAGGTGGACGCGATTTTCACGCTCGGGGCTTCCATCCCGTGAAGGATTGGCGCCGCGCCTTTCGCTCGATCTTGGCTGAATTGAATACGCCAAGCGCGCAGCGCGACCAATGGTTTTTGTGGTGTGCGGCGCAGATGGCGCACGCGATGATCGGCGCGGTGTTCGTGGGTGGCCTGCTGTTTGTCCTTTCCCCCGGCCTGGCCTTCGCTACAGTGGCGCTGGGCTATTCTTTGGGGAAGGAAGTGCCGGATTTTGCCCGCGACCCAAGCTGGGCGACGGCGCGCGATTGTGTGCAGGATTCGCTTTTTGTCACGGCTGGCGCTGCTTTGGTGGTAGCCGTGGCGGGCGGGCATGAGCAACTATTTTTGGTTGCAGTTTTGGCCGCCGCTATTGGCCTGGCCTGGGGCGCGGTAATCCGTTTGAAGAGCGCTGGCAATGTTGGCGGGTGACGCGCCCGCAATGGATGCGCCGGCCATGCTGGCAGCTTCCATGTCAACCGCCGCGCCAGCTTTCCGCCCAGCCTTGACGCTCGGCGCGCAACCCGGCGCGACGGTGGTGTTGCTGGAAATCTCGGCAAAGGCGCCAAACGCATGATGGCCTTTGATGCCCCGGCAATGATCGCCCCGGCCTTCCTGCCGGCGGCTTTTGTTTCGTTGCAAAATGTGGACACGCTGCGCCTTGCCTCTGCCGGGTTTGTCACAAGTGCAATCGATAGCCCCGCGCTGGCCTTTTACGAGCCGCGCATCATAGGGGAGATTGAAATAAGCCAGTCTGCCGCCGATGCGGTGGGCGTGGGCGGGCGCGTGGCGCTTACGGTGTCTGAGATTGCCTTGGCTGATGGGGATGGCTTCAGCGCTGATCTGGCGCGGTTTGGTGGCGCAGATGGCCGGGCCGTGCGGGTGCTGGCCTTGCCCGCCTTCAACCCGCGCGCCAGTGATTTCGGCGCCACGCTTGCCAGCGCGGCGGTTTCTTTTGTTGGCGTGCTGCGCAGTATTGACCGCGCGGGCGATTTCACGTCCCGCATCGCCCTGAATGATTTGACGGAACGTATGGTGACGCCGTTGCAGCCCACGCTCTATCAAGGCACCGGCGGGCAGGAAGGCGGCGCAGAATTAAAGGGCCGGCCTAAGCCGGTGACGCTGGGGCAGGTGTTCAATATCGCGCCCGTTTTCCTGGGCAACCTTGATTTAGGCGCTGGCAGCTTGCCAACCTATCAAAGCCATTGGCGCGCGATGGCCGGGCATGATGCTATCCGTATTCGCGGCGTGGCGCAGGTTATTGTGACAAGCGGCACGCCAGCCGTGGGCCAGGCGCGGGACTTTCCGGCGCTTGGCCTTTTCCAGCTTGGCGGCGCGCCGGATGGTGACGTTACCGCCGATGCGCGCGGCGATGCCCTGCCGATTTACGCAAACACAACCGGCACCATTCTGCGCCGGATGCTGGAAACGCTTGGTGGCGCTTTTGGTCTGACTGAATTTGACGAAGACGCTTGGGGCTTTGCAGAAATTGACCTGCCCGGCGTGGTGGGCTTTCACCAAGGGGCGGGGGCTATCAGCACGCTTGCAGCGGTGGAAGAAATTCTAGCCGGGTCTGGCGCCATGCTTTCAGGCACGCGGGGCGGCAAGCTGCGCCTGGCTGATCCATTGGCGACGGATACAGCACAGTTTGATTTGCCTTCGGCCTGCATTTTGTCATGCGAGCCTTTGCCCTTGCCGGCGAACCTGCGCCCCTTGCCGCGCGCCATTGCAGTGCGCTGGCAGCGCAACCATGCGCCGCTTTCAAATGTGGCGGGCGCGGTATCTGCCGCAGACCGGCAACGCCTTGGACAGGAAGGCAGCTTCGCGCGGGCGGAAAGCGCCTTGATCACGTCCCGCGTGGCCCAGCAGCGGGAAGTGAGCTTTCCGGCTGCTTACTGGAACGAAAGCGAAGCGCTGGCGCGTGCGGCCAAGTGGCGCACGTTGCTGGAAGCCGGGCCGCGCATGGTGCGGGTGGTGACTGACAGGCTGCTTGGGCAGGTGGAGATCGGGCACATCGGGCGCATCACATACCCGGCTTTCGGCCTTGAAAATGGCTTTTCGGGCGTGGTGGTTGGGTGGCGTGAAAGCCTATCGGCGCGGCGTCTTGAAATTACCTTGTGGGGGGCGGGCTGATGCCAGGCGCTTTTCTGTATGACAATGTTGCCAGGTTTGCAGCGCTTTCCAGCAATCAAGCAACCGTGGGCGCCATGCCTTTATCAAACCTGCAAGACCCTCAGCCGCGCCGTCGCGCGCGCCTAATGGGAAGCACCGCAAGCGTCATCGCAAATATGGGCGTAAATGTTTCGGTTGATTGTGCCGCGCTGATTTCAACCACGCTTGGGGCCGGCGCCACGGTGCGGGCGCGGGTGGGGAGCGAAGCTGCCCTTGTGGAAGCCGCGCCGCTTGTGGGCTTGGATTTTCTGCAAGGAACGCCTTCAAGCATGGCCGCCTGGTCTGCCGCGCGTGGCGGCACAGGCGGCGCCGGAGAGGCAACGTATTTTGACTGGGCTGGCAACCTGACCGTCGCGGCGGCGGGCGAATGGCGCATTGATCATGACCCGGCCACGCTGGAACGGCGCGGCCTGCTTTTGGAACCGGCCAGCACGAATTACATCCGCAATTCTTGCGCAGGCGGTGCGGTGGTTGGCGGGCCTGACATGGTGGGCATTTTGGGCCTGGGGGCACTGCCCACAAACTGGGCCGCGTATGGAGACGGCGTTGACCTGCGCTGGAACGTAGCCAATTTCGGTTTTGATAGCGGTGTCCCTTATGTGGATTTGCGGCTCGTCGGCACAAGCCGCACTGGCGTTGGTGTTGTGGTGCGGGCTGATGAAGCCTACGCAGCGGCATCGGTTGGCCAGAATTGGACGCATAGCTGTTACATTCGCCGCGTGGCAGGAACGCTTTCGGGCATTTCGCAGGTGTTGATGCTTTTGTCTGAGTGGAGCGCTGGGCCTACCTTTTTGGGCCAGCAGTTCGCAGCGATAGATGTCAATGCGCCAAGCATGGGGGCCAGCCGTCGCCAAATTTCGGCAGTGTTGGCCCAGCCTACCGTGAGCCTGGTCGGCAGTCAGATTTCCATAATTCCAGTGATCAACACCCCTATTGATTGCACGTTCAGGATCGCCTGCCCGCAGCTTGAACAAAAATCCTTTGCCACCAGCGCAATCCTAAACCCGATTGGTGCGCCGGCGGTAACTACCCGCGCGACGGATTTTGGAACGCTGCCCATTTCGGTGCCTGCAAGCTTTTCGCTGTTTTCTGAAACGCGCCACGCGGCGATCCGCAGTGAAAACGTGGTCGAAGTGCTTCATCAAACATCGGTCGGCGACCCAATTACTGGCTCCGGCCTTAGATCATTCCGCGCAGGCGCCGTTTCTTTTGCAGATGGCATCAATTCTGTTGCGGGGGCAATTATTGCTGATTTCGGCGGCGCGGCGGTGACGGCAGGCCAGGTGATCACGCAGGCCAGCGCCTATGCGGTCAACGATATGGCTTATTCCATGAATGGCGGCGCGATTGAAACAGATGGGTTCGGCGCGTTGCCGGGCCTTTCGCAGATGCAAATTTATCAGGATCAGGCAGTCACGCATCTGCGGCGGCTTCGCCTTTACGGTAGCAGGCTAACCAACGCGCAGCTTGTGGCGCTTTCCGGCACGGGTTCAACCTTGGTGCCAAGCGAGGTCACGGGCGACACCGGCGCCATCGCGGCAGAAGCGGAAGACGCGAACCAGGGCAATGTGATCCTGACCCTGCCGGCGCCTGCTGTGGGGCGGTATCTGCGGATTGACATCACTAACCCAACTGCGGCCTTCACGGATATTGGCGTATTAGCGGCTGGCGTGCTTTGGCGGCTGCTGCGCGGCACGGCTTATGGCATTCGCGAAGGGCGCGTGATGCTGGACAGGCGGGACCGCAACCCCTTCACGGGTGCGGAATTCCCGGTGCCTGCCATTGCTAACCCGCGCATGGCGGCGTTCACCCTGCCTGCGCTTTCCACTAGCGAAGCCCGTAACCAGCACCGGGACCTGGTGCGGCTTCTGGGGGCCGCTAAGGATGGGTTGGTGATTATGGAATTGAACGACACGCTGGCTGAACGGAACCGCCGCGCCCTCTGGGGTGCGGTGAATGTGCCCGGCGAAGATGCTGCGGTTTCGCGTGACAGCTTCCCGCTTTCATCGCGCACGTTCCGCGTAACCGAACGGCTTTAAGGAAAACCATCATGTCTGATGATTCGATTGGCTTCATCGACAAGCTTGCGGGGGCGGCGGCTGGCATGGGCGCGGTTGTGCGCGTGGCCTTCGCTGCGCAGGGCGGCGCGCGTGGTTGGCGGCTGGTGCTTGAAGGCTTTGTGGGGGCGGCCCTTGGCGTTATCGCCGCTGCGGCTGCGGTGTGGCTTGACCCGGCCTTGAAGGCTGATTCCTGGGCGATCTTCATCACAAGCGGCGCGGCGGGCCTGGCTGGTGCCATGGGAACGCGCGGGCTGGATTTAATGACTGAATGGCTTTCGCGGAAAGCAAGGTAAATGGCCAACCAAACCGTCACCACAGCCGTCAATCTTGATGATGCTTCAATGTCGCTGCTGCGCCCCGGCGACAACATCACGATTAACGGTGGCGGCTCTGTCACGATTAACAGCGATCCCCGCTGGGCACAGCGGGCGGTTGTGCTTGGCGACATTGACATCAACAACGGCGAACTTCGGATTGACGCCACTGAGACATGGTGGGTGGCGTTCACCGCATCCACCGGCAATGTGCCGGCGCTAGGCACACAGGGCACACCAGACGTTACACGTGGCGGCTCCAATGTGGGCGAGTATCTGGGCATCTGGACCGCCCTTGGCACGGCGCCGCTTGCGCCCGGTGGTGCCATGCCCGCGACGGGCTGGATCAAGTTACGCCGTCGCAGCGCGCCCCTGGCAGCCAGCGATGTGCTGACCTTCACCGGCGGCGCGACCGCCACGCTGGCAAGCGCCGGGCAGCGCGGGTGGATACATTTTGTTGGGCGTGAGGGCACAGGATCAAACAACGGGCGGGCGGTGGCAGCCAGCGCCCTCGCAAAGATCACAACGACTGGTGACTGGTTTGAATTAGGCGTCTCGGATGGCTCACCGTCGCAGGTTTTCCAGCACTATGTCGCTGACTATCTTTCAGGTTTGCAGGTCGAGACGGGCGCTGGAACGGGTGTCTATCAGTGGTGGGGTGGGGCCAATACGCAGGAGTTTGGGCCATCGCACATTCCGGCTGATCTGCGGGGGCGGTTTTTTTCTTCGACAGTTACGGGCGTTATCACCTTCGGCGGCGGCACCCGCAGCAGCGCGGTCACTGGTTCTATATCGGGATCAGTTTTAACCGTAACGGCGGTGATCGCTGGATACCTGACGGTTGGCAGCGTTTTGTCTGGCACGAATGTAACGCCAGGGACAACAATCACCAGCTTCGTTACCGGGTCAGGCGGGATCGGCACTTACAACCTATCCGCTTCATCCACAGCGGCATCTACCACGATATACAGCGCCGGTGCGTTCGGGCGTATTCCGCCGAATGGCGCAAAAATCAGAGCCCCGAACATCCACCTTTCCACGGCGTCGCCAAACGCTGTGTTCCTAGGCTCGATTTCGGGAACGCTGCTGAGCGTCACTAACGTATCGGGCACAAACACTACGATTTCGCCGGGGATGCGTGTCACGGGGGCCACGGTCGCCCCAGGAACAACGGTCGTGTCGGCTGTCCCTAGTGGGCTTTTCTTGGGCACCATTTCCGGCACGGTGTTGACAGTCACGGGGGTCATTTCGGGCGCGGTCGTCGTCGGCCAGCAGCTTTCCTCCCCCGGCATCCCGATTGCGGGTGGCACCACGATAACATCCTTTGGAACCGGCACGGGTGGGGTCGGGACTTACAACTTGTCAGCATCATCAACTGTCGCGAATCCGGTCGAGATTAGGGCGAGCGGGGCGTTTGGTGGCACCGGCAACTACGTTGTTTCTGTTTCGCAGACCGTAGCATCAAATTCATTCTTGTATTTCTCTGGTCCGACAACCGCAGTCGTAACAGGCTCGGTCGTGGGATCAGTGCTGACGGTTACCGCAGTAACTTCTGGAGTCCTCACTGTCGGAAGCATTGTCACCGGCACCGGCATCAGCGTGGGTACGATAATTACTTCGCTTGGCACTGGAAATGGCGGGGTCGGCACTTATAACCTGTCGGCTTCAATGACTGCTGCCTCAGCCACGATCACTGCGTCAAACGGATATGGCTTCAATACAGCCAATGTCTCAACCTATGAGCGCCGATATAGGTTTTTTGGAAACCCCGGCAGCCTGGACATCAACAACCTTAGTTGCAACGGCTTTGTGAGTGGCCAGACAACCACGTCATTTATTGTACGAAACAGCACAGGGCTAGATGGCTGCTTTTTTGGAGTTTACAACATCGTCAGTACCTACCATTCCTCAGTGCTGTTTGAAAACGTCTGTTCTTCGCAGGTGCTCGGTGCATCAGGCAAGCCTCAAATTGGATTTTCCTTTAGTGAAAACCTGACATTCACGGACGTTTCAGTATTCAAACCGATTGTTGGCTTTAACTCAAGTAGTCATCCAATTCAGTTCACTGCGCTTAATAACGCCGCTTTCACTAGGGTTGAGTGCTTCAGCCGTGCAGCCAGCAGCAGTTGTTGGGACGTGCTCGCCTCTTCAAATGTTTTATTCGAAGACTGTTCCAATGTTAGCGCTGCGGTTTTCCCGTTTATCTTGGATGGCGGTATCAATATAACCTTAAAAAACTTCAAATTCTCTGCGGCGGGAGTTGGCTTTAATTCTTCTAATATTTCTTGGATGATAGCCAATAACGTGAACGGCCTGCTCATTGATGGCATGGATCACTTTGAAAATTTCGTGCATGGCACCAGCGGTGCGCGTGGCATCGGGCCTTCCAATCAGTTAATCCAAGGCGCAAATGCTCGTAACGTCAGAATAAGAAATATCGGCACGCGCACTGCGCCGCTTTTTGTAAACGGGGCTAGAGAACTGGCTTCTTTTACGAATGGGCGAAATATCAAAGTTTCAAAGGCGTTCTATAGAACGTCTGGTGGTTACGACATCAACGTAATCAGTCAGAATTCTTGTGACGATGTGGGAATTGCTGATAGCGGGTTTTCGTATAGCGCCGGGGCTTATGCTCAAGCCATCACTGACAACGGGCGCGCTCGCAGGACGTGGGGTGGTGGACTCAAAACCTACTCAGGCGCTGTTACTGCCGGTCGCACAAATACAGTTTTTGCGGCCCGTGGGGTGCATTTCGTAGAGCAGGAAGTGTCGGCCACGGAAATCATGCTCACCGTGATGGCCGGATCGGTCAAGACCAACAATGATTTCTCGGCGGTTGCCTACACCGATGACGCAGGCACTCCGGTTCGGGATGGCACCAATGGCCTGCTTCTTCGCGCAGTTGGGGATCAGGTGACTTGGACGTGTCCTTATTACGTCCTCAGCATTTCCGCGCTGCAAAATACCGCGCCTGTCCTTGACGGCTCAAATACGGGCAACATCGCGCTCACCTATGACCTCGACAAAGGCGTGGGCTTCTCCGGCACCTTCAAGGCGCTGACCGCTGCAAACTTGTCTGGTGAAACGGGCCTATCGCCCAGCGTCGGCTTCCGCTGGCGGCTCCGCGCCGTTTGCACTACGGCCAATGCGGGCAATCTGCTTCGTGCCGTCAGCATATTCGGGAACACCACGCAGCAGTTGATCGCTGATAACCCGTATCCGCAGAATGAGCCTTTGGTGTCGCTGGCGAATATGACGGCGGGTTCAATGGCGGCGGTTTTCCGCAACAGCGACGGTCGGCTGCTTGATGTCAAGCCGCACACGCTGCCGCGCCTTTACCCGGCTTGGTATGCGGATGCTGGCGTAACCCTGCGGGTGCGGCGCCCTGGCTGGGATGGTATCGAGACGCCCTTCACACTCACTGAAAACGGTGCGGCCTTTCCGCTGAACCAAAGCGACAACGCCATAGCGGATAGCAACCCCGGCGCGCTGGGCATCACCGTAACCAACCACGGCGCGTCACCTGTGACGTGGAACGGAAAACAGTGGTCAATCACTGTCACGGTGCCTGCCGGCGTCTCGGCTTCGCAGGTCGCGCAGTTCCTTTCCTGGCAGACCGCGCAAGATGCGTTCACGCTTGGCGGCTTTCACAACATGGCGTGGCCCGTGATGGTAGTCGCGGTCGGCACGGCGCTTGAAACGCAGCGCGGGACGCTGTTTGGCTCTGCTGGTGCCACGCTCAAGGGTGTGCGGGTGGTGGACGCTAGCGAGAATGAGGTGCCCGGCTTCGCGCGGATGCAGGCCGATGATGGAAGCTACTACTCGCCAGCCGCCAGCTACACGCTGAATGTCAGCAGCATTGTGGTGGGATCGCGCATCCTGATCCGCCGCACCGATACGCAAGTGGTCCTGGCCAATCAAACCGTCGCTGGGACCAGCTTTGGCTACACGTACACGCACACCGCTGATGTGCCGGTTGAAATTGTGGTGCGGAAGGCGTCTGCCTCTCCATTTTATCAGGAATGGCGCACAACGACCACGCTGGCCGCTTCGAATAACAGTCAAACCGCCAACCAACAGCCGGATGAATAGCCATGCCGATAGCCACAGACTTCACGATTTCCGCGACGGGCGACATTCGCCGCCAGGCCGGGGCCAGTACCGAAGTCTATACTGTATTGGCGCTGCATGAGTTTTTGCAGGGGCTGAGCGATGATGAGGCGCCTTCCGGGAATGATCTTGTCGCCATTACGACGCTTGTCCCTTCAGCCCTTCCAGGCGGAAGAAACCCAGACGCCGCTGCGCCTTTGACGCTATTAAAACAGAATGAAGCAGGGACGGTCTTTTACAATTTAGACGATGAATCGGCACAGTATTTTAAGTTTGGCACGGTAAAGCAGGAAGGCGGGGCGACCCAATACTCCGGTCTAAAGACAATTGGCGGCATTGTGGCCGGCAGCCCGATCTATGTGGTTCAAAACGGCGCCAAGCTGACAAAGTTCTGGAGCAATGGCCACATTCAAATTTTGGTCAAGGTCAAGACCGCAAGTGCGTTTATTGATAGCGGAAACGTCACTGCTTTTTCGCGCAAGTGGGGCCAGACCTATTCGCAATTCGATCTGAACCTGTCTGCGGGCGGCGAAAGCAACGCGGCGCTTTCAACCGGGATTGACAAGAGTATCCTGCTGACTGAGGCGCAGGCGGCGGCGCTTTCAACCAAGGTTTCGGTGACGTTCGGGGACACCACTCAGGATTTGGCAAACGGGAACGGCGCGAAGCTGTATAAGGGCACCATCACGCTTTCCAATTCTTGCACCTTGCAGGAAGCCTATCAGTATCTTCAATATCTGACGCGGGAAGACAGCGCGGCCACTTTGAACGGCGTCCCAGGCTGGCGGTATCGCGTTCTAAATGCGGCCTATACTGAAATCCCATCGGCGCCCTTCGGCACTTTTGCCGGCGGCACGTTCTTTCTGGCGCAAGGCTGGTTTATCACTGGCGTGTTGCCGGCTGAAAGCACCCGTTATGAATTGACCGCCCATGACGGCACCACGCAGGTTCCGCCTACGCTTGTCGGCATTACCATCGGCAATCTGGTGGCTGGCGACCGCGTTTTGGTGGCGCGGGACAATGGATCGGGCGGGCTGCTGAAAGATGAATACACGCCTGTCGCCGCATCATCCGGCGCGACTGCTCTGACTGTGGTGGAAAGCATCAAGACCGATACCCCTTCGGCGGGCGTCATTCGCATCAAGGGCCTGCGCTACACCTATTCTTCCTTCAATGCGGGCACCAAGACCTTCTCCGGCCTTTCCCCGGCGCTCGCCAGCAACATTGTCACGGGGGATGATGTATTCGTGCCTTACATTGATCGGCAAGCGGCGGGTGCGACGGAAAGCGTCACCTTCATTTATGCCAGCAATTTCAATACGCGGGTGGATGTGCGGAACGGGTCCGGCGCTTCGCCCATCGTGCCGTTCAGCACCACGCTTTCCATCACCAATGCGGGCGGCAGCGTGAATGCCAGCCGTAACAGTGATGTGTGATGGCCTATTACGCCGCGCCTTTCACCTTTGATTTCGTGACGTCCCGCATTGATGTGGATGTGGGTGTCGCGGATGTGGATTGTGCCACGCTCTACGCTGCGGTGAAGGCAGCGCAGGCAAGTGAGGAGGGGATCATCTATGACCGTATCGGACGCGGATCAGGGCTCAATAACCTCGGCCCCGGCGTGCAAGTCGGTCTCACCGTCGAGGTACTGGGGGCGTGGCAGCTTCGTTTCCCAGCCGGCGATTACGTCGCCCGAATCGCAGGCGGCAATTTCATCGGCGGACCAGGCGGAGACCCCATTGCCTATACAGCCGGTGTCCAAACCCTGCTGATCCAGTCGGCGGCTTCAACCGTGGTCACGGCGGGCGGTAGCGTCCCTACCGCCGCACAGAACGCAGCGGCAGTGCTGGCAGCCGCGCAGTCAACGCCGATCCATGCGGATATTCGCAGGGTTAACGCTATCACGGTTGATGGCGCTGGCACTGAAGCTGACCCCTTCGGGCCGGTGTGATGGCTTCCGCCTGGGGTGCGGCATGGGGCAATGCCTGGGGTAATGCCTGGGGCCCGCTTGATGGCGTTGCGGGCCTTTCCGCTGCCCGGCGCGCTTTGGTGCCTGGCGTGGTGCGGCGGGCCAATATCCCCCCTGGGCGGCTGCTTTCGGCGGTTGCGGCGGAGCTGCGTGATAGCCGCATTAGCGCCGCGGCGCGCGTGGTGGCGTTTGAAGCGGTGCGGCGCCAGGTGGCGATTGCCGGGATTATCCGGGCGGTTGAAGTGCCAAGCGCGCCGCGTGATGCGGCGGCTGCTGCTGATCTGCGCGCCGTGTCTTTGACGGCGGCTGAACGCCAAGCGCGGGTTGATGCCCTGCGCCGGGCTTTGGCGATACGTGCTGCGCGCCGCGCGGCCATTCCAAGCTGAACAGAAGGAATTCACACCATGGCGATTGTGCCGTTGCAGTGGCCCGATAAGCGGCCAGGCGATAGGGCTTATTGGCAGCTGGATTGGACAGACCAGTTGGGTCTTGAAGACCCGGCTGATACGATTGCGACCGTTTCATGGGTGGTGCCAGCCGGTATCACGCGCGTGACGGCCGGCAAGATTGACAAGGATGCGGCTTCAAAGATCGCGCTGATCTGGCTGGAAGGTGGCACGGCGGGGCAAAGCTATGCCTTTGTCTGCACCATCACTACGGCCAATGGCATCACGCTGGAACGCGGCGTGAATTTGTTCGTGAGGGCTGCCTGATGCCCCCCGCCCCGCTCAGCCGTGCCGAACTGATCAAGACCGTCAAGGCCTACGACAAGGCCGGGCACAACAAAATGCGCGCGGCGCAGGCGCTGGGCATCGGGCACAACGCCATGAATAATCGGCTGATGCGCGCCGAACAAGCCGGGCTGAAGGTGGCGCCAGCGCGGGGGCATAAGGATAGCGGTATCAAGCGCCTGCCGGAAATGAACGCCGAAGAACGGGTGGCCTTCAAAAGCCTGCAGGCAAAGAACCGGGAATTGGCGCGCCAGCTTGCGGAGGCGGATGCCAAGGCAGCCCAGGCGGATAAGTTCCGCGCGCTGTCTTCTGAGCTGCATGAAAACCCGCAAGCCCCGCCGAAGTGGACCGTGCGCGTGCCCGCCGGTAAGGATGCGCCGGGCGTGCCGGTGTTGATGCTTTCCGATTGGCATATTGGGGAAACTGTGGATTCAGCGCAGGTTCATGGCTGCAATGAATTCAACGCGGCGGTTGCGGACAGGCGCGTGAAATCCGTGATCGATCGGGTTTTGCACCTGGCCTTCCATCATGTGAAGACGCCGGAATATCCCGGCATTGTGGTGGTGTTGGGTGGGGATTTTGTCTCTGGCTGGTTGCATGAAGAATTGTTCCGCACCGATTGGTGCGCCCCGCCGACTGCGGCGAATTGGTGTGTTTCCCGCTTGCATGCCGCGCTGCTGCGCCTGGCTGAAGCCTTTGGGCGCGTGCATGCGGTGTGTGTGCCGGGCAACCATGGGCGCCTGACAAAGAAGCCCATGGCAAAGGGTGGCGCCACAAGCTGCTTTGACCACGCGATTTATGAGGCGCTTTCGGATCGGCTGCGCGATGATGCGCGCATCACCTGGCAGATACCCGCAAGCGGCGATGCGCTTTTCCAGGTGGCGGGCACGCGGTTTTTAGCGATGCACGGGCATGAATTAGGCGTGAAGGGCGGAGACGGGCTTATCGGCGCGCTCGGGCCCATCATGCGCGGCGCGATCAAGACCGGCAGGGCGGAGCGTTCCCTCGGGCGCGACTTTGATGTGCTGCTGTTGGGGCACTTCCATCAAAGCATCTGGCAGCCGCATTCAGGGCTTGTGGTCAATGGAACCTTGAAGGGGTTTGACGAATACAGCCGAATGCAGCGCTACAGCTTTGCCCCGCCGACGCAAAGCTTGTTTTTTGTGCATCCGCGCTTTGGGCCAAACCTGCCCTTCAATGTGTTTTGCGATGAACCCAAGCAGCGTGAACAAGTAAAATTCGTGGCGGTGGCGTGATGCGCGTGGAAAAGATTGGATTGGCGACGCTTTACCTGGGCGACTGCCGGGAGATTGCGCCGGGGCTGGAGCGTCCGGCGGCGGTGATTACAGATCCGCCTTATGGGTTGGGCGATAAGTGGGTGCGCGCGGGTGATGGTCATTGGCCTTTGCGCGACCGGGATTTGAAGGATGGGGGATGGGATACGGTGCGCGGCGAGTTTGTCAATGAACTGCCGGCGCTTTCCGATATTTGCATTATTTGGGGTGGCAACTACTACGATCTACCCGCGTCTCGCGGTTGGTTGGCTTGGGACAAGATGCAGCGTGATTTTTCGACCGGTGATTTGGAATTAGCTTGGACCAGCATTGACGCGCCAATCCGCGCTTTTAACCTCGCGCGCGGGCATTTTACAAATTTGGAACATGGCAAGGAACATCCTACGCAAAAGCCGGTGCCCCTCATGCGCTGGTGTATCGAAAAGGCCAAGGTGCCGCCCGGCGGCGTGGTCCTTGATCCCTATATGGGCAGCGGTTCAACCGGCGTGGCGGCAGTGCAGATGCGCCATCCCTTCATCGGGATTGAGATTGAGGAACGCTACTTCGACATCGCCTGCCGCCGCATAGAAGAAGCGCAGCGGCAGGGCGATATGTTTCGGGATGCCGTGGCGTGATGGCGCCGCTGATCGGGCTTTACAGCCCCGCGCCTGGTTCTGGGAAATCCACTCTGGCGGCGGCCATGTTCGGCCATGGCTGGCGGGTGGTGAAATTCGCCGCGCCGCTGAAGGCCATGGTGGCGGCGCTGCTGAGCGAAGCGGGCGAATCGGCTGATGTGATTGATCGCGCGCTTGAGGGTGATTTGAAATCCCAGCCGATGGAAGCGCTGGCGGGGCGAACCCCGCGCTACACCATGCAAACGCTCGGCACGGAATGGGGCCGGGGCGCCATGGCATCCGATATTTGGGTGCGCCTGGCCATCATGCGCGCGAATCGGCTGCGCGCTGAAGGTGTGGCGGTGATTGTGGATGACATGCGGTTCGAAAATGAAGCGCGCGCCATCCAGGAAGCGGGCGGTAAGCTGGTGCGGATTACCCGGCCAGATGCTGCGCGCCTTGCCGGGCATGCCAGCGAAGGCGCGCTGGATGGCTTCCGCTTCGATATGGAAGTGGCGAATACGCAGGCCTCTGGCCTTGCCTTTGGACTGAATTGGGCCAGCCCGGTTTCCGCCTTTGGGTGGCGCTGAACCTTTAAGCATTCCTTACAAGTTGGGGGTCGCATGACGGCAAGCGTGAAGCGCAAGGCTGCGCCTGTGGATTTGTCCGCGCCGGCCGTCACCGCGCTGGAAGCGGCCCTGGCCGATAAGCCGCTTAGCCTGATGATTGTGGCGGAATATCGCGATGGTGTCCGGGTGTTTTCCGTGCCCGAAAGCGCGGCCCTGCAGCGCGGCCTGCACCTCATGTCCGAAAGGCTGATTTGGCCGGAAGTGAAAGATGATGAAGGGGAAGATGAATGAAGGCGATTTCCTATTTGCGGGATCGGCTGGCTGAGCCTGGCACCATGCGCAGCCTTATCTGGGTGTGTCTTTCGGTGGCAGGGCTTGATACGGGCGACACGGCGGTAACGCACATCGCGCTTTCGTGCGGGGTGCTGCTTGGCCTTGTTTCCGCGTTTCTGCCGGAACGGAAGGCATGATCGCGGCCTTGGCGTTCATCCGCTCGCCGCTTGGCCGCTTTGCGGTGCTGGCAAGTGTGGTGGCGGTGCTGATCGGCTGGGTCAGCCTGGAACGCATGGGGCGCCATGCCGCATCGGCGCGGGCCGCAGTGGCGGAGGCTGAGGTGGCGGCGCGCGACCAAGCGATTGCCGCGCTGGAACAGGCAGCGGCGGAAAGCGCCGCGCGCCGGGCAAAAATGGAACCAATCAGAAGGGCGGTGGCCAATGCACCAGCTTCGAATTCCTGCGCTAACAGCGGCCCTGTGCGGGTTGCTCTTGACGGGTTGCGCGCAGCCCAAGGTGGCGGTGCCCGCCAGCCTGCTTCAGTGCCAGGCGCAGCCCGGCCTTGATGATGTGATGGATGATCACGCCATCGCGCGCTGGATGCTGGACACGGTCGATGCCGGGGAAGATTGCCGCGCAAAGCTGCGCCTGGTGCGCGGGCTGGTGCAGTCATGAATTGGTTCAAGCGCATCTTTGCGCCAGCGCCGGAGGTGAAAATGAGCGTTCCTGATCCTGCCATTACCGCCAAACAGCTTGACGCGATTTTCCCAGGCCGGGGCGATTGGGCGGTGTGGCTGGATCCGGCAATGCAGCGCTACGCCATCACCACGCCGCGCCGCGTGGCGCATTTTCTGGCGCAGGTGGGGCATGAAAGTGCCGGCCTGACCGTCACGGAAGAAGACCTGTTCTATCGCACCGCTGGCCGCATCCAGGCGGTATGGCCACGCCGATTCGCGACTGAGGCTGAGGCTGCGCGCTATGTGCGCGACCCGGAAGCGCTGGCGAATCTGGTGTATGGCGGGCGCCGCGACCTGGGCAATGTAAAGCCGGGTGATGGCTGGACCTTCCGCGCGCGGGGCCTGATCCAAACCACGGGCAGGCGCAATTTCACGCGGCTGGCTGAGGTTTTCGGCTTTTATGAGCCAGAAGCCGCCGCGGCCTGGGCGGCCACGCGCGAAGGCGCGGCGATGTCTGCCGGGCTGTTTTGGGCGGATAACCGGCTGAATGATCTGGCGGATCAGGGCGCCGGGGAAATGGTGGAAAGCATTACGCTGCGCGTGAATGGCGGGCGAAATGGCTTGGCGGATCGGCGGGCGATTTACGCCCGCGCGGCGGCGGTGCTGGAGGCTTGGCCGGGGGCGTGACCATTTTCCCGGTGTCAGGGAAATGGTTGGGCGATGGCATGAAATTGACAGACCGCATGGAAAGGTGGTGCCTAACGTATTGATTGCGTGAGGCAATTCAGGGTTGGCCGCGCCCTTGGTAAGGGAGAGGTCGAGAGTTCAATCCTCTCCAACAGCACCATGATTTCAAATACTTAGCGCGGATATTTTTGCGGCCAACAGGAACAGAATGGCACTAAAAGGCATGAACAAGAACGGAACAGTGGCAAGTTTCTGACATATGCCGGGCGGTGCGAATCAGGCTGCCGCGCGCTTATTGGGCTTGGTCAGCCCCAAGAATTTCCGAATTTCCGGCGCCATCGTGCCCGGAACCAGCTTCGTGTAGCGCTCGGTTTGGCTCACGGTGCTCCAATCCCCATCCGATTTCAGCCGCATCAGATCCCGGTGCATTGCATAATGCCAGCTTGCCCAGGTGTGCCGCAGCGTGTGGGGGCTGGCATCGGCTATGCCGGCGCGCTTGCAGGCGCCGCGCCAGGCGCTGGCGATCTGCCCGCCATACAGCCCGCCCGTGTCGGCATAGGCCAGCGGCTGCTTGCCGCGCTTCTTGGCCGGCGGGCGAAAGGCATGGCCTTCCCGGTGCGGCAGATTGGCCAGGGCTGCCACGGCGCGCGGCGGCAGGCTTGCCACGCGGTCTCGGCCCTGCTTGGTATCGCGCAGCAGCGCGCGGCCATGTGTCAGGTCCAGATCGGCCCATTGCAGCGCCAGCGCCTCGCTCAGGCGCGCGCCGGTGCCCAGCAAAAACAGGATCAGCGGCGCCAGGTGCGGCGCGGCGGCGGCGGTGAGGGAATTGGCCTCGGCCGGGGTAAGCCATCGGGTGCGCTTGACGCCGCTGGCGCCCTTCGGCGCTTCGAAGTTCGGCATATCGCACCACTGGCGCCTGGCGGCATGGGCCAGCACGGCGCGGACGGGCGTGATCACTTCCCGCAGCTTCGTGGCGGGCTGAGCGCCCGGGCGGCACCGGGCCTGGATCACGCGGTCAATGGTGGCCTGCGTGATGTCTGCAAGGCGCTTGCCGGTCAGGCTATCCAGCAGGCGCAGCAGCCGGGCGTTTTCGGCGGCGCTCCGCGGCGCTGCGTCCAAATAGGAATTGACGGCCTGATCCCAGGTGACTACCGCCCGCGCGCCGTAAACGGCACTACGATAGAGGCTGGCTTCGAGTTCGGCCCTGGCTTCTTCCGCGAGCCTGCGGTCAGACGTCCGCGCAGATTGCCTGATCCGCTGCCCGGCAACTGTCCCGACGATTTGCCAAGCGCCTGTGGCGCCGCTGCGGGTGAGCGTGAGGGGCATCTGATCGCGGCTTCCAGTTGCAGGATGGCGGCGGTGTCATACCGCACCGCACGGCCAGGCTTGAGGATGGGGATTGAATGCTCTTTCTCCAAATCTGCCAAGTGACGGGCGGTGATTTGGAAGCGGTCGGCAACCTGGGGGCGGGTGAGAAGGCGGTCAGTCATTGGGTTTCTCCCCTTTCAAGGCAATCTATCTCTGCGTTGAATTTTTCAATTTCGCCTGGCTCCATTGTTGCCAATATGCCTTTGTCGGTTAGCTCCCACGGTTCTTCATAATTGATTGCCCAGCCAAGTGGCGGCAAAATGAAGCGCCAGCCTCTGCGAGCCACCTTTACCTTCACATGAAAGGGCACCGTTTCGCATAGGCCCGGGGTGGATAGGGCAGTCAGCAAGTCTTTCTGATCCTGCGGCAATTCACCCATCACGCCGCTTTCTTCTGTTGTTCGCGATGCATCGCCTGCAGGCGGAAAGCTTCGCGTAGGGGGATTTTCAGTGATCCGCTTACTGTCGCGGCGCTTTCGCGCTTGCTGAACAGCTTCATCGCTTGCGCTTCGATGCGGGCGAGTTTGTCCAGAATGATCGCATCCTGTTCTTCAGCCGTTAATGGTCGCAGGGCGGGTTCGGGTGTGCTGGTGGCCAGGGTGGGGCGTGGCCTGGCTGCGCGGGATGCGCGTGGCGCGGGCGGGGTGCGCACCAGCCCCGCGCTTTTGATGCCAAGCCGCACTGCCGCGCTGCGCACGGTTTTCAGGCTGCCGATGGCCGGGCCGGGCATGTATTGCAGCGCGACAAGCAAATCCGCCGGCGGGATGCGTCCGTAGTTTTCGCGCAGGAACGATGTCCGCAATTCTGTCCAGGTGCCTTGATTGGGGCCGGATTTGCGCGGGCGTTCGGCCAAATAGCCAAGTTCCTGAGCTTTGTCCCGCATGGATCGCCGGTTGCGCACTGCCGGCCCGGGCAGGGTGTTCAGCCTTTCCAGCAAATCATCATCCGGGATCAGGTTGATCAAGTTGTGCAGCAGGTCCCGGCGTTCATTTGTCCAGGTTCTTGGTCTGAGGCTTTTCCTTTTGGCGCGCATCCAGCCTTCGGGCCGTTTGAGCCCAAGCGCGCGGGCCTTGTCCATGACCGCAAGCGGGCTGAAAACGGGGTAGGCGGAGGGCATGGTGTTCAATCGCGCCATGATAACGCTGGCGTCAACGCCTGCTTGCCAGTCTTCTACCAGTGCCGCGCATCTTTCAGGCGTGAAAACGATGCGGCCATTGCCGGGGTGAGTCATGCGGCGCCCCCGTGGTGGATGGGGATGTGCCGCGCGCGGCGGAGTGGCACTACGTTTGGCGGCATGTCGGCCAGCGCGACCGGCTGCTGGCGACAATGTGCGGGGATGGGGGATGCCTCCATCGCGGCAACGCGGGCCACATGGGCTTCCAAAGCCTGAATGGCCATTGATGCGCGGCGCAGGTGTAGTAGGGCTGCCATGCGGTCTGGCGCGTGTTCGGCGGCGCTCAGCGCATCATACGCCATGGCAATCGCGGCGTTCAGGCTGGGCGCGATCATGCCAGCACCGCCGCGAAGATCAGCGCCAATACGCCAAGGCCCTTCACCAGGTAGTAGGCCACCCACAGGAAGCCGATGGCGAGTAGCGGGCTGGCCAGCACAAGGGCGGTCAGCTTCATGCCGATCCAGCTTTTGCGCGGCAGGCGCTGGCCTTCGATGGCCGGCCAATCATAGCAGCCGCGGTGCGGCGCTTGGTTGGGGTGGTGTGTCATGCCTCAGCCTTCCTTTTTTTGGGCTTCGATAATCGGGGCGGCTTCGCGCAGCAGCGCGGCCATCAGGCGGTAGGCGGCTGCGTCTTTGTCTCCGCGCAGGATGTTTTCCGCTTCGCGTGCGGCTTCATCTGCGCCATCGGCGACAAGCAACACGTGATCCGCGCTGGTGGCGCTGCACAGCGTCAGGCTTGCCCAGGCGCAAAGCGGCGGGGGAAGGTCTTCAAGCTGCGCCGCTATTGCGGCTAAGGGGTGCATTGGCGGGAACAGCACCATGCGCGGGCGGGTGATCTGGTTCATGCCTGCGCCGCCTGCGTTGCGGGCGCATGGGCCAGGATGTCGGCTTCTGTGCCTTCAATGATCAGCGTGAGCGCGCGCACCAATTCGCCTTGCCAGAAGGCTTGGCATTCGCGGCAATGGGCTTCTCCCCAAGGGGAGGTTTGGCGGCGGGCGATGCGGCCCTGCCAAAGCAGGGCCATCGCCTTGTGGCTGGTTGCGCTGCGGATCAGGGCGTCCAGCGCTTGTGTGGTGGCAGGAGCGAATTGCGGCGTGATCGCGTTCATTGTCCGCGCTCGCTCAGCATTGCGTCGGCTAATTCGTAAGCCATCTGCGCTGTTGCGTGCATGGGTTGCTGCGACAGCACGGTGTCCCACGCGAGATGATTAGCCAGCAGCCCAGTCAGGGCAGCCAAGGCAAATTGATCGCGCAGCGTCAGGTCGGGTGGGCTGGGCCGCGCCGGGGAATGCTTATCGCCGGGTGGGCGGGGTGGTTTGACCATTTGGGCCTCCGTCTGGGTTTGACGAAGGCAATATGCAGATTTCCTGCATGGCATGCAAGCACAAAATGCAGAAATTCTGCTGTTGACGGGATTTCCCGTTTTGTTCTAGTTTTACGACATGTTTCCTAATTCATCAAAAAGAGCGTTCCGGGAGCCTGGATCGCCTCTGCCGTCAAAGCCGCCAGCTATGCCGGCTCCGCCGCCCGCAAATATGCCGCCACGCCGGCCGCCACGCCCGCGCGAGCACCCCGATAAAACCAATCGGTGGTAAGGCCGAATTCGTCACACACCCGCACAAGCCAGATAGGGTCTGGGTAATTGTCCCCGCGCAGGTAATTGCTGAGTTTGTTTGGGGCGATTCCGGTGCGGCGGCAGAATTCAGCCTGAGATAGCCCGAGCGCATCTATCGCAATGCGGAGGTTATTCCCAACAAAGGTCTTATGCGGGGTTGCTGGCATGGCAGAGATACTGCCTGCAGCTTTTTTGCTTTTCCATGCAGAAGGTGATTGACACGATATGCAGAAATCCTGCATGGTCGCGCCATGTCCGATCCCTTGTCCCGTGCAATCGAAGCTGCTGGTGGGCTTGATGCCTTCATCAGTAGTATTGGTATTTCCAGCCGAACCCTTGCGGATTGGCGCCGTTATGGGGTGCCGGACACCCGCTGCCTTGCGGTTGAAAAGGCGACCAATGGGGCGGTGACCGCCCAGGAGCTGGCGGTGCACCGCGTTGATCGCTTGCGGGGTGCCGCTTGATGTCATTACCCCGGCCTGCTGCGTTGAAAATGCGTCATGCCTTGCCTTCGGCGCGGCGTTTCTTTTCTTCCTCGGCCAAGATTTTCTCGACCTTCTCCTCATTTTCCTTGCGGTCAAGGTCATCCAGCCAGCGCGCCATGTTGTCCGGCATTTTGGCCGGGCGGTCGGTGCCCTTTGCCTCTCGCAGTTTCTCCTGCGCGGCCAGCGCAAGTCGGCGTTGCCGCTCCCGCTCCGGGGTGCTGCCCATGTCCGGTAGCTTGTCCTCATCGGGCCTTGCCAGCATGGCCAGCCCGAAGCCCAGCGTGATCAGCGTGGCCAGCCCGAAGAACCCGGCGATGCCCATGCGCGCAACCACGAAGCCCGATTCGGGTTGGATTCTGGCGCAGGCAAGCTGCGCATCAAAGGTCAGTGCCTGGGCATTGCAGGCAGCGCGGCGCAGGTTGGCCAGGGCCTTTGCTTCTTCCGGTGTCGTTTGTGCTGAAAGCACTGAAAACGCCGTCAGCAGAATGAAGACGCCGCAAAGGGCTAATGCGAATTTGCCGATGGTTGATTTTTCCATGGGAATTCTCCTTTCCGTCGCGAATATGGCGAAGGCAAGCGCGTTTGTCATGCGGAACGTTTCCGCGAAGGTGGCGCGCTGATGCACCTGACCACGGATGAAGAACGTCGCGCGCTGAAAACCGGGTTTCGGGTGCTGGTGCAGCATGCCGGCGGGCTGGAAGCGGCGGCGGCGGCATCGCGCCTGAACAAGACTCATTTGGCAGTCAGCTATGATCAGGAAGCGAAAGATCGCTTTCCTGCGCTGGATGTTGTGGCGGATTTGGAACGCGCGGCGGGTGTGCCTGTGGTGACGAAGCTGCTGGCCGGCATGCACGGCCTGGCGCTTGTGCATGTGGAACCCATCAGCGGCTGCGCCATCAGCGCCATTGCCGCAGTCGGGCAGAATTCCAGTGAGGTGTTCGCGGCCTTCGGGCGCGCGGTTGCGGATGGCGCGATTACGGATGGTGAACGCGCGGTGTTGCGGCGGGAAATGCTGGATTTGGTC